GTTTTCGACACGCCGTGTGTTGTGTGTTTGTGTGTTGTGTGGTATTATATTGATTGTCAACCAAAGGATAAAATAAAAGGATGGTGGTTGAGATGATGTATCGTCAAGACATTGAGAATGAGGTTATTGATTATATTCGCAACAGTGGTGAGCGTGTTGTGGCTTATGATGTTGATGCTATTGTGGATTGTCTTGTTGTTATGTATGAGCGTAGGGGTGTCGAGTTTTATCGTTATTGTTTTGAGACTGTGGTTTTTATGAATCGCGTAGTCGAGTGAGTAGTAGGGATGAAAGAAAGGAAGGAATAAAAAATGTTTAGAGTTAAGGCCGCTGTCATTGAGTCTGAGAATCAATTTTGCCCTGTTTTTATTGATACTGGAGATAATCCGGTTCTTTATATGGCTCATGGCGGTATTGATGCCGAGGCGGCTCTTTGCGAGATTCTTGAATATGTGTATGGTGACTGTGATTTTAATTATGTGTGCCTCCGTGAGAGTGATGGTTGGCATACATATATAGTTGAGGTAATTGATGACGTTGAATGATGGAAGGGAGATTGGTTATGTCATTGATTGAATCGCGTAGGGATGATAAGTTTTTTATTAGCGGCGTTAAGGTGAGTTCGAGTAAAAAACGTGGTGGTCATCATAATAGGGGGGTTGCTGTTGATGATGATAGTATTTATGATTTTGTGAATCTGCGATACCGGGATGATATTGAGCGGTTTCGACGTGGCGGTTGTTGTCGTAAGACTGATTAAAAGGAATAACCCCCGGAGTATTTTCCGGGGGTTATCTTAATTGTTGGCAGATTCTTTCATGTTTTCGAGAATCTTATTGAGTTCTTCTTCGTTCAAGGGTTGGGTTACTTCGGTGTTGTTTTCCATGATATTATTCTCCTAGGTCTACTGCTTGCTTAAGTCGTGTGTACCATGGTGCTTTTTTGGTTCCGAGTTTAAATGTCGGGATTGTGGTACCGCATGTTTTGGCGACTTCTTGTAGTGCTGTTACTTGGTCTGGGTGGGTGAGCGAGTGTAGCTTGGAGCCGTCGAACCATACTAGGCGCTGTTCGTCGTTTGGTTGAATGATTGCTTGCATTGGGTTATCCTTGTCATAGGTTAGGACAATGTTTTTACGTTGTCCGAAAACATTATACCATGTTTTTTTATCTCCATAGAATTTGTCGAGGTCAAGATTCCCGCCCCAGCCATTCAAGCGGCCTGTCCCCGAGTATTGTCGGATAGTACATGGCGTGTTAGATTCATTCCATGGGTTTGTTTGGTATCCTGTGGGGTTGGTGTCTGCATATTGTGCTATCCACATGGGGTGCCCGAGGTGGTCAAAATATCCACGGTCGAACGCGCTACAATATATCATGTTTTGTTTGCTGTAGGGGAGTCTGCTCATGAAATTGGATACCCATTGAGTGTCATCTACATGGTATCGGATATTGTTGGCTTGTTCCCAGTCGCACGCCATTGGATAGTATTGGGCGTAGTCTCCCAGTTGTCTTAGGAAAAATTCGCGTTCGGCGCTTGGGTTTGTGCCTTCTGCATAATGGTAGAATGCTACAAGTTTTCCGGCGTTGATTGCTTGTCTTGCCTGTCGTTTCCACTCTGCACTGACATAGCGTGTACCTTGTGTGACCTTGATGATAACAAAATCACATGGTACTATTGCTAGGTTTATGCCCGCCTGATAGCTTGATATGTCGATTCCATTGAGAGCCATAATTAATATTCCTCTCTGTCGTGGTCGGTGCTATTGTCGTGACTATTGTACCACGTGTTAATGCTTATTGTTATTTTCTGTCTTTCCGTTCTGGGCTTCACTGAAAATGTTCAACACTTTGTTTTTTTTAAGTTCGGGGTTGATTTTAATGCAGTTTTCCAAAATGGACGTGACCTCGATCAGACAAATGGATACGAGCACCGGTATAACTACGGGGAGGTTGAACCCTAGTTCAAGCCACTGGGAACCGTATTCTATGAGGAATGCAGTGCTTATTACTACGATGTATGCGAATTTATGCCATAATCCCTTCCTCATTTTCTCGCTACTTATTTGATTGTGCATGGTTGCGTTTGCAATGCCGGTACCATAATCCATGAGAATGAATACGGCCGTGATTATAAATGGCATTATATAGTGTTGCATTAATTTTGTCCTTTCTTTTTTATTTTGTTGTGCTTGAATTTAATAGCGAGCCTAATAACATACTAAATTCTGATTTTGTTTGAGGCGTCTCGAATCGAACACGTCCTACACGGTACGCCTCAATTAGTTTCTTAATGATGTCATCTGACCTTTTTAGCAATACGCATTTTTCGTCAACCAGCCGATAGTCTAGCGTGTACCATTTTTGCTTTTTGGGTTGACGGCGTGCTATCTGCCACACCGTCGTGATTTTACTATCATCTAGAACTTGATAGACGGCAAATGCTCCGTATTCGCGTGTTTTTATCGACAAAGCATATCCCGCGCCGCTGAGGTTGCTTATGAGTGCGTTGTTGTTGTCGCGGAACGTGTTGTCAATAGAGTATGCGGCATAATCTGCGTCGAACTTGCTGAGGAATTGACCGAACTTGCTTTTGGCGATTTTGGCGGAAAACCCGCCATAGTCAGCGAGTTCCACCATGATGAAAGAATCGCAGTAGCGTTGATATTGGACCTTGTTTTCGATTTGCGGCGTGACGTTGATATTGAACGCCGCAAAATACGGGTTGGCCAAACTTACGGCATTTGAACACATGATAAGGCGCACGCGGTCATGCCATCGGTCTACCGTGTTGTAAAATTCCTCTAACGCAGTAACCTCGCCTCCCAGATAGCGCATGTTGTCGGGAAAAATTTCATCAAACAGTATGGTACGTACACGCGGATATGCCACTGATTTGACCTGTCCGGCTTGCGAGAGTGCTATAAAATAGCCGATGATATGCCATACTGATTTCTTTTTCCCGTTTTTATCGACCATAGCGTCTCTATTGTCGGCCCAATGACATTCCGCCTGATTGCCGTTAACCCTAAAGTCTAGCTCGGGGTAACTGTCTGCGATATCGTTGAAAAACGTGCCCTTGTTTTTTTGTTCTTCGGCGGTACGACGCAGATAGATGAACTGCCAACGTCGTTTCATCCAATCATCTATCATGAGTTTCTTGCCGCCGTAGGTTTTGCCGAGACCGCGTGCGCCGATAATGAACATCCACGGCGCGTGATATGATAGCACGCGCGCGTAATCATAATAATCATTCTCATTAAGGAGCGTCGTTTCGTTGGCCATAACCACAGTATATCACATGTGGATATGTGTATAATACTGTGGATAACTAAAAGTTCGGCGGCGCACTAGTGCCGTCCCACACATTCAGCAACGAATAGACGGTGTTATAGCGTGTCCCATATGGCCCGAACGGGGACGTATTGAGGATATTGTTATACAATTGCGTAAGTGTCGAAGAGTGAGGCACGTTCAACGCGCCCGCCGGGCTTTGGTGATAAGCGCTCGCCCACAGTATCTGCATTTTCGTATCACTGTACGTCTGCGGATAGCTCTCGTAATCCTCAGCGAACTGATTACGCTGGCCCTGCCGTGATTCCGTGCGCCGCGCCCACGTCTGGAATGCCGCAACTTCACTGACGGTCATCGCCCTGTCGAACGTGCCGCCCGATTCCATAAGCGCGGCGATACCCGGCGCGGCGGCGGCAAACGACCTATACCCCTCGGAATCAACCGCTTTCATAGCGTTCAACACCTGCAAGCGTCTACTAAATGACCATTGTGCGATGCCAATACCCTGATTGTTGGGTTCGACAGCGTCCCAGCGTAATGATGATTCAACGGTGCCGATGACATAGAGCGCGTATGAGCTTTTCCCGTCGCCCACGCTTGGCGTACCTTGACCATGGTCGGCGTCCGGCTGACCTGTACCGCCGCGATATACCCACGTCTGGGCGCTCGATTTGTAGAAAATGGCTTGTGATGACGTCGTGCCCGAACCACTGTGATATATGAGGTTGTCTCCCTGTAGTTGTATCCATGCGGAGATATCGCCGTCCACGCTTACGCCCGGATTATTGCCGCCCGTCGGATTGTCGCCGGATTCCGGCGGTTCCGGTAATGCCGTGGGATGCAGATAGCCGAGGAGCTGTGACCCCTTTGCGAGCGGTAGGGTTTGATGCACGGCTGGCGTCGGGTTTTGGGTCAGCACGTCGATGCTGTCGCCTTGGACGCCACCCCATACGATGGCAACGTGACTGCCGGGGTAGTTTTGACTGCCGAACCTCCAGAACACGACATCCCCCATGCCGGGCGTATAGTTGGCGTCTTTTTTCTCGAAAACACGTCCAACCGCCGCCGTGGTGGGGAACATGGTGTAATTACCCTCCGCGTAACCTGTCGGCGTGATGCAGTCGCCTAACGACAGATTGTAATTATCCATACAGTATTTCGCCCATAAATCCCAGCATTGGGCACCATAAGCCCCGTCCATGTCCCAATATTGGTTTTGGGTACGTTTCAACCACGCTTGTATATCTACCATAATAACAGTATACCCCACGACGCGGGCCGTGGGGTATGGTGCTAGGCGATCGGCGTCAGCGTATTAGCCAAGTATAGCGACTGGGTAAACGCCGCATAGACGCGACTCTCTCCCGCTGCCCAGTTTTTACCACTCGTGGGTGAAATGCTGGCGTATTGGAACGTCGCTTGAATTTGACCGTCCGTCGTAATCAGGAACGACGCCGGGAACCCTCCAATCGGGGTGTTGCTTGCAGGGATGTTTCCTGCGTTGCTGCCTGCGACATAGAAGCCAGCTCCGATGTAGTATACGGTCGAGGATGGTTTCATGGATTGCGGGAGTTGTGCCGAAAACGTAATATGAGCGCCGCTTTGGTTAAGTCCTTGCGCAAGAAGGTTTCCAAAGAATTTAAACGCCCCCACAGTCTCGTTGTACATGAAATTCATGTGAGTATTGTTATCAACGACACTTACGCCCGAAGATTCCGAGTGGGATACTGTTCCCATCTTCCAGCCGGTAAGCCAAGCGTCACGCCATGCCTTAAGGGCGGAGATATCGGTCGTATTGGTATCAATAAGCTGATTCAACTGCTGCGCGGTACCGGAATACCCGCCCTGCTGCGTATATCGAGCATCGCCCTGTGCCTTGGTGTACACGTCGGTAGAATTCGCCTTACCGCCAACCGTGTCGGATAGCGAGGACACTGTGTTTTGCAGTGAGGTAAGCGCCGTGTTTTCCGCCTTGCCGTTGATGGTGGACATGAGCGCCTGCGCGGTCTGCGCGGACGTGACGCCAAGCGCGTTGAAATACGATTCCTGCTCGGCAATGTCCGCTTTATTGGTTTGCGCCAATGAGAGCGCATTGTCCGCTGTGGTCTTGGCCGTGTTGGCGGTAGACGTTGCGGTGGTGGCGTCGGTTTCGTTGCGGTACATCTGCGAATCGATTTTGCTCATGTCGCCAGTGTAGTCGCCGCGCCATGACGGTTTATCGTCCGGGCTGTCACCGAACTGGCTGAGGTTATAGTGTGGGGTTTTGTTGATACTGGACATTATGGTACCTCCTTGATAATGGTTCTACTCAGTGACCCGTACGATTCCGTTATCGTCCAGCCATCGCGAATCCAACTGCGCAGCAGTCAGTCCCTTGGTTTCCGGTGCGGCCGCGCTTTTATTCACCTTCTCCGCAAGCCCGGAGGTGAGCGCCGACGTGGTGGCGAACCCGCTCGTGTCCGGTATGTCGGTCTTTTTGGCAATGGTATCCGCCACGCCCAGCGGGGAGCCAGCCGTACCATTACCCGTAAGGTCGGCTGTGTGCGCCACCGTCGTAAGCCCGCCTGCGGTGGCCGACGCGATATCATCCGCGTTCTGCTTCATCTGGGCGTCGATTTTCGCCATGTCGCCGTTGTAGTCTTTGAGCCATGTGGGCCGGTCGGTGCCAACAAACTGACTCAGATTATAATTTTCGGTATGATTTGTCGCGGTCATTATTACTCCTTACTATCAAAATTTTGCGCCGTGGGATTTCTCTGCACATACATGCTGTCAGCGCCCCTCCTCGTCAGATAAACATCCGCCGGATCGCCCTCGGGGATGCTCTTACCATACGGGAATTGCGAGCGTCCGGGAAAGTCGCCGGGCACGCAATTATCAACGGCGGTTGCTCGTAAATCATATTCACGCGCAGGCAATCCCAGCGCGTCATATATGGACGCCTCCAATGCCATCTTGTCGTAATCACTCCAGAATAGTGCATGATTGCGTGTATTGTCATACATGCCATCAAGCACCGTTTGCAAGGCGTCCTGCCTGCCGTACACCGGTGACCACGACAGTCCGGTGGACTGCGATTGTTCGATGAGCCGGATGAGTTCCTCACGTAGGATGGCCATTTGTTTAACGAGGCTATCGGCAATTTGCTGGACGGCGGCGTTATTGTCCGTAATTGACTGGTTCACCTGCTCGACGAGTGTATTGAAGTCGGACTGCAAGTCATCCAGATTGCACCGGATGCACTCAATCAATTGGAGTGTGGTCAACCCGTCCCGATAGGTGAAAGGAACCGACGTGGGAATCCGCGCCGGTGGATAGGCGCGTGGCATAAGGGCGTTGATGGACATGATTACTCTCATTCTCCATAGTTATGGCAGTTGCTGAAAATTGTATCATAAGACCCCCACACCTGCATAAAACACGGTTCGAGCGAGTGTACGACCTCCATATCCACGTTGATGATTGCGTTGCGATATTCAGCAATGAGGCTCATTGCGGACTGGGAGCGGCCCGACGTGTGGGATTTAGTGCTCCCGTCTGTAGCGTCGTGCTGCCATTCCGTGCTGGAGGTGCTATGCGATTGCGACGTGGTATCTTGCGCGCTATGGCTACTGCCGTCCGTATCCGCTTGCGCCTGATTGGCATGAGTCGCGTATCGAGCAAAATCACCTTGCACGCCGGTTGCGGGCACTTCCGAGTCGTAAGACTGGGACTTGGTGCTGCTTGAACTGGTGCCGTCCGATGTGCTTTTGGTCGAACTATCCTGAGAGGCGCTGGTTTTGCCGCTGGACTGGGCTACCGTGTTGGACGTGTTTTCGCTGGTCATCTCCACGGTGTTCAGCGGGTCGTATTTTAATGCTAGCGTCCGATAACGCTCATTAAAATATGGCATAATCTGATTTAACGTCATGCCCAGATAAAAAATAAACTGTTGCACTGTCTCTTGGCCGATTTCACGCAACATGTAATTTTGGCAGATTTTATCATTCAACTCAGCCCTATGGGCTTCGTCAAAAATCGGGTAATAATCAGCAGATAAATGCAGTTTATCATCAGTATTATAGCCCATGTCGATGACGGCACCCAATGTGGCAGTGTACTCGGAGGGCACGCGCGTACCCCACTTGCTTAGGTCTTGTGTCATACCACACCACCTATTCCGTTTCCAAGAGAGTCCGTTGAATCGATTGCCGTAGTGGTATTGCCACTGGACTGCGTATTATCAATCGCGTTCGGCACACCAGAACTTTGCGTGTCCGCGTACTCCACCCATACGTCTAGATTATACATCCTGTTAATCAGTCGTGCGCCTTCCTGTCGCGCCGTCAAAAAAGCGAGACGGAACATGTCTGTTTTTTCGTTGGCTTGAGCAACCTCAGCGCCTATCAAACGTTCCTGTTTTTCCGTCCCGCTGGACTGAATGCCCAAGTAACTCAATGCCTCATTAGTCACCTGTGTTTTTTGCTGAATGAATTTGTCCAACAAATACGGCGTAGTGTTGGGCCACGGCTGGAACATGCTGGAGGGGTCGAGCGAGTCATAGCCAATGATAAACGATTGCCCGTCCTGCTGTTGCTGTAGAATGTTTTCCACCGTGAGCTTGGTACGTTGGTCAGCGGTAATGAACGTCGGCAGTTTCAGCCCGTCCAAGTTGACTTGATATGCCTTATCGATATCGGCCAGACGCCTCGCGTACATCCAGAGAATGTCATTGAACGACCACCGCATACGATTATCCCAGATGGGCACGCATTCATTGGCCGCCGAGAGAACCTTGTAATGGTAGTTGACCCCGACCGGCGAAAACTCGGTCGGGTTATTGTAGAGATTCAAGCGCCCTTGATAAGCCGCCTGAGTCGCCAAAAACGAACCGATACGCCGGTCGTAGAAAAACAAGCAGAGATTATAGTCTAACAGACATGTTTCCACCCAACGTTCGTCTATGGTAGGGGGTAGTCCATGCCATTTGAACCGATTCAACGCGAGTTCACGTAGCAGATGATAATACATGTCATCAAGGGCGACGGCGCGCATTTTGGCATAATTACCACTGGGATGAACGCCACCGCCCCTACGATTCTGATTTTTCCTCGACCTAGACATGTCTCCAGTATAGCACTAGAATGAGATACCCGGCAATGGGTTGTTATCCGCCCAATCAGTCACCCCGATATCATCCGGGTTAGTCCATATAGTAGTCCCAGACTCGAACACGCCCTTAATGGTCTGCCGATACTGCTCGGGCAAATCGCCCCGCACGTAGCACTCCTGCATCTGCCAATAGGTGAACTTGGTCATACATTCCAGCGATTGCGGCGGCGTGATAAAACGCTGGATAAAATACCCGTAACGCAACATGTACTCTCCGACGCTCCGCAGAGCTGAGGGTGCGCACATCTTGAATCGCACCAGCACTCCGACAATACCGTTAGAGAGATTGAACCCGTCCCCACCGATAGCGCCGGACGTGGTAGGGGGCGTCAATTGCATTTGCTGGACTTGCGCGTTGATTCCGGCGATAGTGTTCTGATAATCGCCAAACGCGGAACGTTGCGCGTAATCCGCGTTCATGTCCGCCATATTTTGGGCCAACTGGTTTGAAAGCGCTGTAGTCTGAGAGCCATACGTGTTGGCCTGACTTGTTGTGGCCGCATTAGTACTCAGAGAATTGGCCGTGGAAAGTTGAGCGGCGGTATTGTTGATACTGCGATTAGCTTCAGTGTTAACGCCATTCATGACCGCACCGCCTAGCGCGGATACCGCACCCCCGACATTACCCGAAGCGGCGTTACCCACCACTCCGACCACACCGTTTGCCACGTTGTTCAGCTGGGCTAGGTCGGCTCGCTGATTGTTGATATACGTCGTGTTATCCAGACCGGTGTTAAGAGCTGTCGCTTGAATTGCGTTATTGGCGTTGCGGTTGCCGATAGCGAGTTTGTTGGCTTGGGCGTTGTACTGGTTTTGCATGGCCGTGGCCGCAAGGGACTGGCTAATGCCCATCTGCGCTTTTTGGTACGCCCAATCAGCGGACTGCTGATTATAGGCGCGTGTGTAGGCACTGTTTGCCATTGCCAACTGGGCACCATTGTTGACTATCACAAATTGGGGAAAATTGCTGATACCAAACGCGGCGTCCAACATTTCTCCGCTATCGATCGGCAACCCATTGTTTTTATCAAGAGGGGCAATCTCGCTTGCACCCGCCTCATTGTACCCAACCGGGTAAAAGTTCAAGCGCGCGCCATTGGGCGCGTAATTATGCACCTCTCTAATAACCAGATTATCGCTTTGGATATTTTCGGGTTTATAGGTGATATTAGTACCATTCAAGCAAGTACATTCAACGGTAGAATATGGATAGCATTTGAGTTTTTTAAGGTTTTTATAACGTTTAGGGATATTAAAATTATCACGAAAATCATTAATGGTAATAATGTCTTCATACCTGCTGGGCGCATTTGTGGCCGACTGGGGGAAACGGTAGATACGATTATTTAATTCCGTGGGGAGTGTTTTCCCAAACAGCTTATCTACGACATAGCCGGATTGCTTAAGAAAGTCATCGTCTAAAGAGGGTATCATGTACATGTTTACAATACCCTGTGTTATCCACGAAAAAGTAGAACCCACTCCCATAAACACTCGGATAGACTGAATGTCCTTAAAGTACAGTATTTCAGCACCGTTAGCCATGTTCTCGAACAGAGAGCCGCCGGCAGTGGTAAGAGACGGTTTTTCCTGACTGCCCGCGTCCGCTGACAAATCTACCGTGCTCACGACTATTACGCCGTAATTCAGATTTTTCCCGTCCATGCTGATAAGAGACTTGTACTGTTGGTTTACCGTCACCATTTCACTACCGGTGTCCAGCCCCTCGGGTAGTGCGAGATAACTACGCCCATAATCGGTCATCTGGTTTTCATTGGCAACGCCGATATGACCTCGCACCACATAGCACGACCCAAACCTAAGTACATGCTGAAACGACTGCCAAACGTCCAACTGTACAGTGAGCTGAGTGGTGTACGCATTGATGTAATCCACGTGGTTGATGAAATAATACCAATACCGTGGCGTCTCCAAATCGGGATAATCGTTATGCACCACGACATAGTTGTAATTGGATGCCTCGTTGAATGGCAGTTCGACGCGCACGGGTTGGCCGAACATGTGCATGACTCCATGCACCCTATCAACGCCGGGCTGTCGGTCGAACCACTCCTGTTGTTTCTGCGGTGATTCGAACCGGGCTAGGTCACGGTAACTGCTATCCCACGGCACGTTACAGAGTTTCAGCGACGTGTTGGGCGTCCATTGAGCCCAGTTAAACGTCGCCTCGACGTTAGGGTTGATATCTCCAAGCATATTATCCCTTTCATAAAAAGAAGGGAGTGTTTCACGTGAAACACTCCCTTTTATTATATCGCAGATTAGGCGACTGTCACAGTGCCCTGACCGCTGACACCAAACAGCGCGGCTGTCAGCTTTGTAGACCCAGCGGCCACGCCGGTGACCAAACCAGTATTGTCCACTGTTGCCGTCGCAGTGGCGGCGCTAGTCCACGCGGCCTGTTTGGTCACATCGATTTTACGGCCGTCGATCATCACGGCGGTAGCGTGCGCCTGACCTGTCTTACCCACCTTGACTGAGATAGCGTCGACGGTAATGGACGCAACAATACTCGGACTAAACCCGATAACACCGTCTCCAACCACGGGCACGTCAAGCGACGCACTCACAGTGTTCGGCACTTCGGGTGTGGCCGGGTTGATGTAATCGGCAGTCGCCTGTACTGGAATGACGGTGTTGGCTTCATCGATACCGACCACCAATACGCCAGTCGGGCTAATATACGTCCATTCCGAAAGCGGCTTGTCAGTAGCGCCGATAGAGTATTTGACGGCACCGGAACGCCATGTCGCCTGACCGTCATTGGTAATGGTGGTATCAGCCTCGACCTGTACCGCGCCGCCACGTGCCACGTTCACCGGCGTGGTAGCACCCTCACCATAGGTGGAAAGCTTCAGTGCGAACTTCGGCGTGGTTGCGGCGGTACCGGTCGGCAGCACGACGTTATCCGTACTACCGGCACCATTCCAAAACAGCACGGCCGGGGCGAAACCGGACACCGAAATAATGCGTTGCATGTGCAGATAGTTGTTGACGCTGTTGATATTGACTGGGTTGGTCTGCTGGGTCATTTCTTCAATGACGGGGATATCAATAAGGAATTTGTCAGTGGTGAGAATCGCCTGAACGCCGTTGATACCGAACCTGTCTTCCGGCACAACGATAATACGGTCGATGGTCGGTTCCGCGTCGGTACGATGGAACACGGTGGCGAGACCCTGAACGTCCAAAGCGGACTTGACTTCTGGGGAGCAGAATAGTACCAGTTCGTCGGGCTTGGCAAACGTGGGCATATGGCGCGCATTGTATCGGGTTGAGACGAACTTGAGACTGTCGGCCCAAGAGCGAATCTGTCGCAATAGTCCACGCGCCTCGTCTTGGGTACTGGTCATCTTGTTCAGGTCAGCGTCCATGTGGACACGCCAGTAACCGCCCAGTCGCGCATACTGCGTAAACATGTGGCACATGGCTTCGAAAACGTCAACCTGCGCCGCGTTATAGCACGACTGGATAAGCTGAGAGGTCAGCGAGGAGAGGCCATTATCAGACGTAAAAGCACGGCGGAGAGTCTTATCATCGGTGGTGACCGGGTAAAAATGCGCAAAGTCGAGACGGTGGTAGAGCGAGTCCACGTCAACTTTCCACTTACGGAAATTGTCCGCGCCCAGATATTCAGCGTTGGGGTCGTACACCTGTGCGAGCGGCATACCCACGGCGACTTCCTGCCACGTGTCGCCATACGTCTGCGAGGCGCGGGTGAACACCGAGAGCGGGTTCGACCATTTCCACGTGTGTACCATAGTGCCGCCGATACGGTTAATCAGCGAGGAGTAAAACTCGTTCTTCAGCTGGGTGCTGGACATGAGCGTGGAAACGGTAATGTCCATGTTGCTTTGAGTCGCGGCGGGGATACGGCGCTGGTATTCCGGGCTGGACTCGTTGCGAATCATGTTCAACAACTGGACATTATTGAAATCGGTGAGAGGGCGTAACGTCTGCTTGTTGGTCACATTAGGGGTTGCCATTAGTCTCCATCCTTCTCGTAGAGGTCATCAAAAGTAAGATAGGTGCCGTTAGCGTCATCGTCGGTGAGCGCGTCGGCCTCGTCGGGTAGGTCGTTGGACTCGCCGCCCCCGCCCAATACCGTCTTGGCGTTTGCGGCCTGAATTTCCGCAAGAGTCTGGGAGATTTCCGTAATAGCCGACTCCAACGCCGTGATACGCGCGTTCATGTCGCTATCGGTGTCGGCTTCGGCCGGGTCAGTGTCCTTGTCGGTATCGTCGTCCCGTGTTTCCGGGTTCTGCTCGGGCGGGTTGTCTTCACCGCCGCCGTTATCGCCGGCGTCGGGCGGCACGGTGTCGGCCGGGATAGTATCGGTTTCGTCGTTGTCCATGCGACTTCCTTTCGTTTAAGGTATGGCCCCAATAATGGGGCCATACAAATGATGTAGGTCATGCCGAGACTCTTACTGCACCTAGGGTATGGCATACCATTTTACATCCCCACGCCGCGCCTTACCGCGTGCCACGCGTGAGGGCTAGCGTGTCAATTCAAGGAGCATGCCCCGCACATTTCCTATTATAACACAAATTCCTGACCATAATCATTCATAAGCCTATTCCCCGCGAGGAAACTGTCATACGGTATCGGGTCACGCCGTTTGACCCCAGACAATCTCATGACGGTATCGCCCTCGATAGTCTCTCCGCAATATTTGCGCGGCCCCAATATTCGCAGTCGCCTGTATCGGTAGTCGTTTTTCCATGCGCCCAGCTTGCTTTGGCTAACCTCAATGCCATGCGGCACGTCCAATCCAGTCACTATCACACTGTCAGTGTCGGCATATATGACCCTGTCTTGATTCTGGTTTATCGCACGTGTTAAAATCTGCCGTCCATAGGCGTTAACATACGCGGCCACCGGCACATATGCGAGCGACGCCAAAGCGTTGGCCGGTTTCACATCGAACCGCAGTTCTTGCGTTGATTCATCTAAAATGGGTTCCATCATGGGCCTGTTGATGCTTGCGCCGAACTTTCCCACCAGTGAGTTAAGCATGAGCTTGGCTATGCGCTTGCGCGTCCCTGTCTCAGATTGTTTCACGTGAAACCATTCATCAACATACGCCTGAAAGTGCCCTTGGCTTTTGCGGAATCTCCAACCGCCTTGAACCTCATATATATCAACGTCATAGTTTTCACGTAACGTCTGTTGGTCTACATCGGTAAGCGGCATAGTGACCACGCCGAACGTGCTAGGCAGTCGAACATGCTCGAACCCCCATAACGGCAACAAGTTTGTCAGCGTCGGGCATTTATCTTTTTTCAGCGTGGCGGCAAACGATATGATATCAATATGTAGCGGCATGGTTCTGTCCGCCACATATTCACCGTCATACCATTCCGGCGTCCCATATGGTAGCGACAGATTTCGCATGATATACGGATATAATGAGTTTACATCCCAGCTTGAGCACTCGGCATATTCACCCGCTTCGGCCTGTAAATATGCGCCAAAATAGCTAGCCCGCATACGCTTGTAATCCGTCGCGTCCAATGGCGGGAATTTTCCCCGAAACCTACGATAATCGCCGCCGATGTAATTGTTCATTGCCGCCGCACCTATGGTCGTTCCTTGCAGTTTGTGGGCCTGTAGTGACTGGGCTATATTCCACGTAGTTTCAAGCTCACTGTCTCCCCCAAAATCGGCCGCGCTTTCGGCAACCTCATTGTCGCGCGTGATATTGCGCACGTCTGCAAAGTCAACAATGGTTTTGTCCCAGCGTATAGAGAGATTGTAAAAGTGGCCGCGCGTGTCGAACGTACCGCGTACCCCGTTGGATTGCGGCGACGTGGCATGAGGCAGTGCCCGAAACAAGTCGGTTGCGAGTCGTTCAAGGTCAGACCAACCATGAGCGCAATAAACGCGCGTATTACTATCTCGCTGGGTCAGTTGCATTACTGTATTCACTGAAAGTTCCATTGCCCCCAGTTCGCCGTCTAGTAGTGTCGTACCGTCGGTAGCCGCCGCCAAACGTACCGCCATGATACCTCATTTCATTTGTTCCGCCTGAGTCAGATAGTCCGCTATCTGATTTTTTACGTCAGGCATGGTACCCGCGTTTGTCGCCCATTTTTTCTGGTTTTCATCATAATGAGTACTTTCATCCAACAGGCTCATAAAAGGCGTGTTTTCGAGTAACCAATTTTTAGCCCTGTTGCTGAGTCTACTATATCTTGCGGCGATTGTCACGCCCATTGATTCGAGCTTCTGTTCATATACACCACTGCGATAATCGAGAGTCAGCGGCCGGAAGTTTTCAGAGCGTAGATTGTCCGGCAAAAAATCTCGCAAATCGATTGGCTTCATCCCGGCAACGCCGGCATATGCTTTGATGTATGCTTCAAGTTCATCACGTCGGCCGTGCCTGATTTTTTCGCGCACCCATGTTTTGTTTGCCAGCACGTTCTTGCGACTCCTGATTAGATTGTCTTCGGGCGTTTCGTGTATGATACGGCCGCCCAGCACTTCAAATGGTGACTCTCCTCTTGATTCGAGTTCGCGCAATTCACCCACGGTGTACTGTTGCATGTTAAAGGCGTTATATTGTTGCGCACGCTTGATTTTCTCACGCGCTTGGACACGTCTACGCTGTTGTTGACGTAGAGTTTTGCGGCGTTTCGACGGCGCGTTATTAATCTGCTCGTCTGTGATTAATGGGCGATTAGCCAACTCTCTGTCAAGCTTGGTGATAGTGACGTCCGGCGTGGCTTGGAAAATACGCGCGTCCCTTGCGCGTAACGCCTCTTGCTGTTCTTCAACCTTTTGCGCCACTCTTCCGGCAACTTGTTCCAACTGCCGGACTGTCAACCTACCCAGATTCCTGTCGTTGATATCGGGTATGCGCCCCGTGGAATAATCGCGCAAGCGTTCGTTCAACTGTGCTTGCTGAGAGCGTGCGCGTATGGTTTCGCGTCGCTGTTGACGCTTGTTGTTCCTACCACGTTTAGCCACACGCCCCCCGCTTTCCGAGATTAAATAGCCCCCTATGCCATGGCTCATAGGAGGCTAGTGCTTGGCGGCAGTGTGAGCCTTTTAGCCCACTCTACCTAGTATATCACTTGGACTTCTTAGAGTCCAATACCGGTTCGATGTCGAAGAACTTGTAACCGGAACGCGCCTTCTTCTCGACCACCTTCATAACAAATGGTTCGTCCCACTTATCCGGCGTGCCGAAAATCGAGAACATAGTGCCGAACGAACGCGCAAGAGACGGGGACGTAGCGGTAAAGTCGCCCTCTTCTGCGTGGATAATCACACGGGTAGATGGGTTCAATTCTCCTGTCTTCTCGTCCGCAACCTCAATGGACTGCGCGGCCACGTTAGTGACGTGCAAGACTTCATTCAAATGTTCATCGACCTTATCGCTGGACTGTAGGGCCGCGTAGAGAGCGAGCTTGCCCTCCATCGTTTCGGTGTTGAAAAAGTGGGAGAGCGCGTTAGCGCCGTTAGCGCTAAAATTGTTGCTCTGTGCTACGGTGATATCGGTATTGGTGTTGTCAGCCATAATAATTATGCCGCCTTATCTTATTGTTGGTTGGTTATTGTTATTACTCTTCGGAAAGGATATCATCTTCAACCACGGTATCAATATCATTAATACCCTTGTAGTCGATAATGACATCTTCTCCAAACTTGCAAATCTTATAATATTCTTCATCGTCAAGGGTAGTCAACTGCGCATGATATTCAGCACTGACCGGCAACATGTTCTTATTCAATCGCTTGGCCTTCTTCATGGCCTTTTCTTCGGAACGACACGCGCCATCGACAATGACCTCGATATTTTCGAGTTCACCGTTTTCGCCACGCTGTACACCCTTGACCACGGAGTAGTTTCGAGTTCGCTTAATCATATTATATACCGCCTTACTGTTCGTTGGTTATAATGTTTTGATTCAGAGCCCAAAGGACTATGTCTTCATCATTATAAACTTCGTCTGTCAGATTGTCAAACGATTTGCAACATTTTTCGATAATGAAACCACAAAAAAAATCGTTCTCCCAAAACTTTTTCATGCTGAAATCGTATCCGCCCTTAACCCACACCACAGCACACCACGCTATCAAGCCGGGCACAATAATAAGCCCATCCAGAGTGACTATACCGTCCGACCGGTTCTCGGCGTCCTTGAACCCGCCGCCGGGGTTAAGCGTCGCGCAAATCTCAGCGGCGAGCAGAATACTCTCTCGATATGAGGTCTGGGGGCCATTGCTTGAATAGAATCGACCCATAAGAGCAGTGGCCCGGCAAAACGTCTCCCAGTCACCATGTTCCGCGTCACGATATAAGCTAGCGACATACCGTTTCACGCCTTTCAGTACACGACTCACGCGCTTATCGTTTAGGATATCATCATCGAAAGAGTTTCGCGCTACCGGTGCGCTATGAGACTCGCTAAAATTGCGCGGCCATATGTTCAGCATCATACCCCCTTTTATAAGCGGACTTATACGTCTCTACAAAAATCTTCGGGACTGACTTATCATAATCATCATACCTATTATCATGCATGTAGTCAAGCGAGCCGCGCAACTCGCCCAAACGCCCAAAATAGTTTTTAGCAAATTCATCAAAAATCATCACACCACCTTTCCACGTTCCTCAAGCGTCAAACTCAAAATAAACTCCATCCTTTCCAGAACTTCATCAACACGGTAAGGGCCTTCAACGACCGGCACCACCTCAACGATATCATCACACCAAGCGTAAAACCTCAAATAAAACTCACTAAAACCATTGTTAATATTAGCGTACTCTTCAACGTCTTCATCACACGTCGCACCCTTGCGCAATGAGTGAAAAACCACGCCAAAGTAGCTAGCAATACGTTCCGCTTTCAACTTCAACATAACTCGGCCAACTCCTTACGATAATACTCACTATTATACCACACTTTATCAATGCGGTACCCATACCGACTATTATGAGGCTTACCCAACTGCCTCCGAACATAATCAGTCGCCGCCTCATAAGAGTCATGCTGACAAAACATAACCGGACACCGTGTCTCGCTATCATACACAGTCACTTCAAACACTACAACAATTCCATCCATCACAAATATCCTTTCAATCCTCATACTTCTTCAGCAAAAACGACAAACAACACAATAGGTTAAACAATAAAGCACCCCGGTCGATATCATTATGAATCTCACAAACAGACCCATTAAACTTGACGTAACGCTTACCGTCTTCAACATACTCTTTCATTGATACACCATACCGCATTATCTATCACCTTCACTCTTTTCAATAGGAGTACTCAGGATGCTCAGAAACAAACCTCATCAAGCGATAAACAAAGCCCACCATATCATCCATAGCCGAACAAACCTCACCAGAACAAGAATCATACGTTTCAGTGAAGAATTTTACAATCACAAACCTCCTTAGACGATAGCGCAAAATAAGAACCTCCTTTCCGCCCAGCTCACCAGTCTCAAAACGAACAGAAATACCAGTCATCTCAACTATCATCCTTTTCTTCATCCTTTGGTTGACAATCAATATAATAACACACAACACACAAACACACAACACACGGCGTGTCGAAAACAAAAAACCAAAAACGAAGACGAAACGGAAAACTAGAAACGAGGTAGAATGAAAGAGACAAGACGTATGGGAAACTTTGGGGCTATGGGAGGCACC